CGATGACCAACGGCCCGCGCGACGATCTCGAGCGCGTGTGGTGGTCTGTGCTGGCCGGCCTGGCCGGCTTCGGGGCGTTGTTCGCCATCGTCGTCGCCATCGCGATCTTCCGATAACCGAAAGGGCGTCCCATGAAACATTGGCAAATATTCCTCCTATCGACGGCTGCGGCAGCCGGCATCATGTGGGGCATCATGGCGCGCGGCCAGACGGTCGAGAGCGCGACAGCAACAACCCTCGCCCAAGCCTGCGCCGCCCTCGAAGACATGCACACCGCGCACTCGGCCTGGCACCCCGACCACGATGCCGTGCCCGACCACAAGCTGCGCCACCAGTACATGACCGACGCTTACAAGGCCGGCAAGAAGCGCTGCGAGGCCGGCGACGAGGCGGACGCGGCTGTCGTGCAGGAATGGGCGACCACGGCCAAAGATCTGATGGTCGACAAGAAATAGCGGGGAACCTCCCGGATCTCGCGGCCAGGATCTCAAACCCTCCCCAGCGCGCAAGCGTGAACTCTGCCCCGTATCCCCCGTTTCCCAGTTTGGGGATTGATAACCAGAGATGGCAGGGATGGCCGCATCAACCCCAACGGAGGAATTCCATGCTCTCCACGATCCTCGGCGCGCTCTCGCTGATCTCGATGACCGTGCTGCCCGGCGCGACATATCAGACGTACAGCTACACCGCGCCCGACGCGCTGCCCGGCGTGGCATTTGTTGGCGGCTGGGCAACGCGCGCCGATGTCGGTCCCGATCAACTCTACTGGACGCGCGCCGGCGAAGTCGTGCCGCATCCGCTTGTCTGGTCAGTGCCGCCGGTATCGCAGCATGTGAACGATCCGACCGTGATTGCCGGCCCTGGCGGGCGCCTCTGGATGTATTTCACGGAGTTGCCGAACGCTGATGCGACAGCGGACGAGATGGATCTGAAGAACAGCATCAGCCTCGCCGTCTCCGATGATGGCGGGGCGACCTGGGCGGAGGAAGGTGTCGTCGTGCCGGATGGATGGAGCCCGGCTGCGATCGAGAACAGCGACGGCGGTAAGGCGCTCCTCTGGCACACGAACAGCTCCGACCCGCAGGTGCAGATCGGGCTTATCGGTGACAATGGCGCGCTGCTGTTCTGGTTCACCCTGCCGGAAATCCACGCGGTCAACGTCTCGGTGGCGCAGCTCGGCGATGGCTCGTACCTGCTCGTCGGCAATGGCATCGGCCCGCTGCCGTTCTACGATATCGTGGCCTACCGCTCGACCGATCTCGTTCACTGGCGGCCATTCCAGGCGTCCGGCCCGATCCTCGTCAACGCCGGGAGTGCGCAGCTTTTGACGCCGGAGGTAAAATCCTTGGCGAATGGGCATATCTCGCTGACTTTCACCGAAGAAGTGAGCGCTCAGGAAACTGTCACGATGCGATGGGAAATCGCGCTATAATCGGCCCATTATGACCGAAGAAGCTGCTCCCAAGCGACCGAAGCGCCCGACCGGCCGCCCGAATGGCAGGCCGCCGACGCACCGCCGCAAGCTGGATAGGGTCGGCATCGATTGGGTATGCGACAGGCTGCTTGAGGGCTGGTCGCAACGCCGCATAGCCGATGAAGTCGGCATCGTCATTCCCACGCTGATCAAATGGGTACAGGCGGATCCTGCCCGCGCAACGCTGTGGCGCCAGGCGCGCACCGCTTCCGCCGAGATCTTCAGCGAAATGGCTGAGCAAGCCGTGTGTGCGATCCCGAAGGACGCTACGAAGTCCGAGATCATCAAGGGTGTCGAACTCGCCCGGCATTACCGCTGGCTGGCCGGCAAGCGCGATCAGGTGGGATTTGGGCCGCGGCAGACTGTCGTCGGCGACAAGGACAACCCCATCCAAGTCAGCAGCGCTATCGATATTTCCACGCTCACCGACAACCAGATCGACGCGCTTATTTCCCGGCTGCAGCGCCGCGGCAATGGCGATGACGGCGCCGGCGAATAGCTGATGGGCCGCCTGCGCCAAGACGAGGTTGATGCCCTTCAGGCGCTCCTGGCTGAGCAGGCACGGCGCCGCACCGACGCCAACTACGCCGCCGATCTCGAAAATCGCCAGCAGCTCGCCCGCACGAAACTCTACCAGGCATACCCTGAGACCGGGCCGCTGCGCCGCGAGCTCTACGGCAAGCACCTGCAGCACTTCGCGGCGAGCGCCATTTTCGGCCAGATCGCCATCATGGGCGGCAACAGATCGGGAAAGACGTTCGGCAACTGCTATCAGATCGCCTGCCATATGACCGGCTGGTATCCGTCGTGGTGGCACGGCCGGCGTTTCAGCCGTCCCGTGACCGTGTGGGCCGCCGGCGAAGATGGCAAGTCCGTGCGCGATTCCCTGCAGGAAACCTATCTCGGCCCGGTCGGCAGCTTCGGAACCGGCCTTATCCCCTACGACAAGCTCGAACGCTACGCGACCCGCAGCGGCATCGCCGACGCTATCGACAGCTTCACCGTCAAGCACATCAACGGCGGCCTGTCCCGGCTGGTGTTCAAATCCTACGACCAGAAGCGCGAGGCGTTCCAGGCGGCCAAGGTCGACATCATCCAACTCGACGAAGAACCACCGATCGCGATCTACACTGAGGCGTTGACGCGGACGCTCTCGACCAACCCGAGCGAGCCTAATGGGTTGGTGATAGCTGGCTTCACGCCGCTGAAAGGTCTCTCGGCTGTCGTGCTGTCGTTCCTGCCGGGCGGCGATCGGAAAGAGGGCGAGGTTACTGGCCCTGAGGGCAACCTCAAGACCGACAAGTACGTGACCTTCTGCGCCTGGGAAGACGCGCCGCATCTGAGCGATGACAGCAAGGCGAAGCTGATCGCCTCCTATCAGCCGCACGAACGAGACGCGCGCACCAAGGGTGTGCCGGCGCTGGGATCTGGCGCTATCTATCCGATCCCTGAAGAGGAAATCATCTGCGATCCGATCCAAATCCCGAATTGGTGGCCGAGGGCCTACGGCATGGACGTGGGTTGGAACCGGACGGCGGTTATCTGGGGCGCAATGGATCCAGAGGCGGATATCCTCTACCTCATCGACGAGCATTACCGCGGGCAGGCCGAGCCAGCCATCCACGCAGCTGCCATCAAGGCGCGCGGGCTCTGGATCAACGGTGTGATCGATCCGGCGGCACACGGGCGCTCGCAGCGCGACGGAGAATCGCTGGCCGGCATCTACAAGGAACTCGGCCTCACCAACCTCATCGCGGCCGACAACAAGGTGACCGGGCCAGAGGGCGGCATCTACGAGGTGTGGATGCGGCTATCGACTGGCCGCCTCCGCGTGTTCAAGACGCTGCAGAACTGGCGCGCGGAATATCGGATCTACCGGCGCGACGAGAAGGGCAAAATCGTCAAGGAGAACGACCATCTGCTCGATGCTACCCGATACCTGTGCATGTCCGGCGTGAAGCGCGCCAGCCTGCCGCCGCATGATAAGCGCTATCCGCAAACGGCGGCGGTGCAGCGCAGCGATTACGACCCCTTCGACGCCTTCCGCCGCGAGATCACGCCGCGGCAGCAGCGCTTTCCCGGAGATATGTCGTGAGTGTCACCCGCCTCGAACCAACGATCCCCATGCTCTATGGCCATGACGTTGAGGGCGAATGGCGGATCGGCAAAGGGCGCGCCTTCGCGATGATCGATTATAGCGAAGACCAGCATCTCCTCTTCGTGATCGCCGACGACAAGACCGGACAGGTATGGATCATCGCCAACCCATTCGTGCGGGTCCGCGGCAACGAGAGTCTGGGTACGGTCTGCGAAAATCCGGAGCGGCATCCCCAATTGCCTCACTTGCCGAAACCGTGATATTCATTCCAGCGCATTAGCCTGGAGACATTCATGGGCTCGCTGTTCTCGTCACCCTCCGCACCACCGCCGCCCCCGCCGCCGGCCGCACCGCCGATCTTCGCCAATCCCGTAGTGGCGCAGGCTGGCACGGCAGGCAGCGCACAGGCGCGCGCCGCGGCCGGTATGGGGAACGACAACACGATCGGGACCAGCCCGACAGGCGCCGGCCAGCCGTCGACCGGCAAAGCGACATTGGGCACATAATGAGCGAGTGCGTCCTTCATGGGCACTTGCCAGCGAAAGCGGCCGGCATCGGCACGTATGAAGGCGAGGAATTCACGGTCTGCACACGCTGCGGCGCGACACTCGACAGCAAAGGCAAGCCGATGACGCAAGAACTGGTCGAAGCCAATCGGGCGATCTCGGCCGCGTTTCATAGGGCGACGCATCCATGAGATGGACAAAGCGCAAGGGCTGGCACACGCCGCGCCAGACATTTCAGATGCGGCTGCTGATCGCTGGTTTCCGGCTGATGCATCGCGCGGCCGAAACGAAGGCCATCGGGCGCACGCTTAGGGTACTCGCGGCGCACAGATGCCGCCACATCGGCGCCCGCATGCAGAGGCTCCGGCACATGAAGAGTTTCGACTTCCCTTTGGATTACGCGCTCTATCAGGGATGGACATGGGAACGGCGCAAGTCGCCGCCCGGCGCGCAGATCGAGCCGCCTGTTCGCTATCATCCGGGAGCGCCCGAATAATGGGCTTCATCGCTGACGAACCGATCCACAGCAACGTCGACATAACCGCCGATGAAACCGGCAAGCGATCGGTCTATTACACGACGGCATTCGGCATCAAGCTGCTACTCGGCGAGCACATCATCGGTGCGCGCTATACGCACAACGGCCAGGAATTCACGGTTGAACCCACGGGGGTCGTCAGCGTGCGCGAGATCATGGTGGGATTCACCGATGGCTGGCGCGAGGCGATGCGGGCGAGTGACGACGGGATGGCCGAGCCGCGGCGCCGGGTGAGCCAGGAAGAGGCAGCGATACCGCTCCATCTCCTCGGATTTCTCCACTGATGGCCAAACCTGACCCGCAAGCACCTTCCGAAGCGCCGCCGTGGGCGACGCAATCGCCGGCATTCCTCGCCCAGCAGCCGCCCGAGATCGAGGTGAAGGCGAAGGAGGGCGAGACGCCGGCCGAGGCGAAAAAGCGCAAGCGCCGTACCGAAACGATCCAGGCGCACGCCGAGCGGCGGATGAATTGGATGCGCACCATGCGTTGGGTCTGGTGGCGCCAGGCTGGCCTCATCGCGCAGTTCATCGTGCCGCATCGCTGGCATTTCTTCATTTACGCGAACCGCACCTACCGCGACGGCATCGTCAATCAGGCGATCATCGACAGCAGCGCTACGGATGCGCTCCAGATCTGCGCCTCCGGCCTCTGGTCCGGTATCACCAACCCCTCGAAGGAGTGGTTCAAGCTTGAGATCGCGCTGCCGTGGCGGAAGCCCACCCAGCAGGAAAAGCTGTGGCTGAAGGATACGACCGAACGCCTGTTCGCGGCGCTGGCGCAGACCAATTTCTATTCGACCGCAGCGCAGTTGTTCGAGGATATGACAGCGTTTGGCACTGCGCCGATGATCATCTACGAGAACGATGAGACCGTCTTCACGTTCTATCTGCCGTGCCCAGGCGAGTTTTTCGTGCAGGTCGGTAGCACGTACACGGTCGATGTGCTCTATCGCGAATACACGAACACCGTAGCCCAACTGGTGCAGGAGTTCGGCATCGAGCGCATGCCCAGCGTGATCAAAAAGGAATGGATGCGCGGCGGCGCCTCGATGGACAAAGAGTTCGTCGTTTGCCACGCGATCGAGCCGAACAACGAGTTGATGGAAGACAAGACCGGCGAGAAGTTCTGGCCGGCGCCGAAGGCCATGCCGTATCGTGAAATCTACTGGATTCGTGCGGCTGGCACTGATGGCGTGATCAGCGTGACCGGCGACCACGAAAAGCCGTTTGTCTGCGGGCGCTGGAGTAAGGTTTCGAACGATGCCTATGCGCCATCCTGCCCTGGCATGACGGCGCTCGGCGATACGCAGCAGCTGCAGCTCGAGACGCGGCGAAAGGCGGAATTCATCGAGAAGGGCGTCCGGCCGCCGATGGGCGCCGATGTGAGCCTAGAGAATAAGCCGCTATCGATCACGCCCGGTGGCACGACTTTCATGGACACGAGTTCCGGCAACATCAAGCGCTACTTCCCGCTCTATGAGCCTGTCCCGCAATGGCTGGCCGGGCTCACCGCCGACATCAAGGAAGTGATCGAGCGGATCAAGCGGACATTCAAAAACTACGTGTTCAACGCCATCACGGACATGGAAGGCGTCCAGCCGCGGAACGAGCTCGAACTCACCAAGCGCGAGAACGAACGCTTGCAGCAGCTCGGGCCGCCGATCAATCTCATCATCGAGGAATTCGCCGGGCCGGCGATCCGCCGCTGCGAAGCGATCATGCGGCGGAAGGGCATGCTCGAACCGATGCCGCGGTCGCTCCAGGGCGTGCCGCTCAAGATCAAGT